ATGAAATTGAGTAAAGCTACAATTGAGGTATTAAAAAACTTTTCGGATATTAATCAGTCCCTTCTATTTAATGAAGGTACTAAAATTAAGACAATGAATTCGCTGAAAAACATTTTAGCACATGCGAATGTAGTAGAGTCTTTTCCGAAACAATTTGCTATATATGATCTGAATGAGTTTTTAGGTTATTTGTCCACGATGGATAATCCTGAGCTGTCTTTTGAAGAAAATCATATTAAAATTACAGATCAAGATGACCAGGATAAGTATGTTTATGCAAATACAGATTATATTGTTTCACCACAAAAAGATATTAAAGTAGAAGAATATAATTTTAAGGTAAACATTAAAGAGGATGTATTTAGAAAAATAGATAAGAAAACAACTATTCTTCAATTACATGATCTTTATTTGAAAGGGGATGATACAACAAATAATATTTTTCTATGTGCATCAAATAAGAAAAATGATTCTTCTAATGAAATCTCAATTAAGATAGGAGAAGGTGTCACGAAGAAATTTAATGTTGTATTAAAGAAAGAAAATCTTAAAATCATTCCTGGTGATTATGATATCTCTATTTCTTCAAAAGGGATTGCACATTTTAAGAATGAAAAAATAGATTTGGAGTATTGGATTGCATTAGAACCTGATTCTGAATATGGAGAATAAATGAATAATACATTATGGGTAGAAAAGTATAGACCAGAAACAATTGATGATTGTGTATTACCAGTTTTAACTAAAGATGTATTTTTAAGTATAGTTGATAGTGGTGAAATCCCTAACCTTCTTCTCACCGGTGGTCCCGGGATAGGGAAGACAACAGTAGCAAAAGCATTATGCAATCAGTTAGATTGTGATTGGTTGATGATAAACGGAAGTGATGAAGGTCGAATGATTGACACCTTGAGAACAACCGTTGTGAATTATGCTAGCACTGTAAGTCTTTCAGGTGGGAAGAAGGTTATCATTATTGATGAAGCTGATTATATGAATAAAGATTCGGTTCAACCAGCTTTACGAGGAGTGATTGAAGAATTTTCAAAGAATTGTCGTTTTATATTTACTTGTAATTTCAAGAATAGAATTATTCCTGCATTACATTCTAGATGTAGTGTAGTTGATTTTAAAATTGACAAACAAGATAAACCAGCTATCGCTGGAGAGATGTTGAGATTGGTTAAAAAGATTCTAGATACAGAAGGAGTCAAACACGAAGAAGTGGTTTTAGCAGATTTAGTATTAAAACATTTTCCAGATTTTCGTAGGGTGATTAATGAATTACAAAAGTATTCATTAAATGGTGTTATTGATGAGGGAATCCTTAAACAGTCCTCTGATGAAAACTTTAATGACTTGTTTATGGCATTAAGAGGAAAGAATTTTTCTGTAATGAGAAAGTGGGTAGCAGAAAATATTGACAATGACCATGTGAGATTATATCGTCAAATCTATGACACACTAAATAACAGGTTTGAGAAAAAAAGCATTCCACAAGCGGTTTTATTGATCGCAGATTATTCTTATAAGTCTGCTTTTGTAGCAGATCAGGAAGTTAACATGGTTGCTTGTTTAACCGAGTTAATGATGGAGTGTGAATTTATTTGAGGAGGTAACTATGGAAGATTTATTGAAATTCGTTGGTGGGGTTATTGTATTCACGTTTGGTATTGTATATGTTGCATGTGGTTTATTTTCACCAATTGCTATTATGTGGTTATATCTTAATCATTAGGAGATAATTATGAGTAAATTGAGATATAGTGAGTTATTTTATTCGCTTCAAGGAGAAGGAAGGTATGTAGGTGTACCTTCCGTTTTCCTACGCTTGTTCGGTTGTAATTTTGAATGTACTGGTTTCGGTCAAGATAGAGAAAGGTCTAAATGGATTCCATACGATCAAATGCCACATCAACAAGATCATCCTGGTGTAACATCAATTGAAGAATTACCAGTCCCTGATGTTGGTTGTGATAGTTCTTTTAGTTGGGGTAACAAGTGGGGTCATTTAGCTACTAATGATGAGATTGAAGTTCTTATTCAAAGGATGAATGAACTTACAGATTGGTACGGAAGAAAAAACCTGGCTACTATGTCGGGTGGGTTGTCGTCTTGTTTTCTCCAGGATGACGGTGTTCATCTAGTTATTACAGGGGGTGAACCTTTACTCAAAGGATTTCAACAAGGTGTCTTTGATTTGATGACACACCCCGATTTAAAAACAAGATTTGTTACGATTGAAACTAATGGAACTCAAATCTTTTCACCACACGATTATTGTAACGATGGTTATATGTTTCCAGATCATCATAGAAAGTTTGGTGTTAATAAAAATGCAGGAATGACCTTTTCTGTATCTCCCAAGTTGTCTAATAGTGGTGAATTGTGGGAAGAAGCGATTAGACCAGAGGCATTAGCATCATATAATGCCTGGCCTCATTCTTATTTGTATCTTAAATTTGTAGTAAGGGATGAGGATGATATGTCGGAAGTTGAAGAAGCAGTTAGAATGTACGATCATGCTCGGGTCAGTATTGATGCAGTTTATCTGATGCCTGAAACAGGAACTACACCATTATTGACACCATCTGATACAGAACAAGCAGTAGCAGAGTTGGCATTGAAATACGGATATAAGTATAGTCCAAGACTACAGATAAATCTATTTGGAAATGAATGGGGGACTTGATGGCTAGTGATAGTAATATAAGAGGGAAGGGTGGGTTGAGAGGTATACCGGAAAAAGATCCTGTTAATGATAAATCTATTATGGTTAATGACGGTAAAGGTAGTCGAGAAGGTCATACTAGGATAGATAGAGATACCCTTAACGGATTAGATAAAGCAGCATTTGAATTGAAAATAGGCAGATCAGAGTTAATTAGGAAAGTGTGTCGTTCTTTTTGTATGTATTTTACAGAATCCAAGATGCTAGGCGGTAATCCATTTTTCAATACACCTAAAACGTATGAGGAGTGGTTACATGAAAGAACACAGGTGAGAGAATTATTAAATGATATTACTAATCTGAATAAAGAAATGCAAGCAAATAGTCAATCTACAGAAGTTAAAGTGATGTCAAAACAAATAGTTGCTTTGGCAAATATGATGAATCTTACGCATAAAACGGTTTTATGACAGATAATTATAATTATTTTTATGACCAGTATTATAATGATATTGGAAATTTAAAAGAACAATTTGAAAAGATACCAAATCCACATATTGTTGCAATTTATCGTGGTGGATTACCAATTGGGGTACATTTGAGTAATGTTTTAAATTGTCCATTGAGTATTGTTAAGTATCAATCAAGAGATGGTGAAGATAAGAAAGCAGAGTGGTTGTTAAATTTGACAGGTGATAAGAAATTACATCCAAAGTTTTTTCCAGAACTTATTGTCGTAGATGATATATATGATACAGGTGACACATTTAGAGCGGTTTTAAATCTTCCTGAGTTTCATAATAATCCAAATTATAGGTCTGTTGCATTGTTTGGTAATCCCAATGATGATAAAGTTAATTATTTACATGAACAGGTATATCGGTGGATTGTGTTTCCATGGGAACGTGTTAAAGGAGGTATGTGATGGCATATTATCGAAGTATAAAGACATATGGTAATGAGAGAGGATTGAGTTGTGCATTTCGTCAATGGAGAGCTGATAGTCATTGTAATTTAATTCATGGTTATAGTTTAGGGTTTCGTATTACGTTTGAAGCTGCAGAACTTGATGAACGAAATTGGGTTTATGATTTTGGTGATTGTAAATGGATTAAGAAATATCTTGATGAAGTGTTTGACCATACATTGGCAATAGCAGAAGATGATCCTGAGTTAAAAGTATTTAAAGGATTAGAAAAATTTGATTTAGCTAATGTGGTTGTGATGAAGGGTGTTGGTTGTGAGAAGTTTGCAGAGCATGTATATGATTATATATCATCAAAAGTGTATAATGATACAAAAGGTCGTGTATCAGTTTATAGTGTAGAAGTGTTTGAACATGGTGCTAATAGTGCGATTTGTATAAATCCTTACGGGAGTGCAGTATGATGGATACGAAGTTTAGTGATGAATTACGGAAAAGAATGACGACAATAAAACATAAACATTTTGCAAATGATACTATTTATGCATATCTTGATCCTGGTGATGTGAAACTTATTGAATGTGAAGTTGCAGAAGCTTTCCAGGATGTATTAAAGGCGTTGGTTATTAATACTGATGATGACCACAATTCAAAAGATACAGCACATAGAGTTGCAAAGATGTTTGTCCATGAGATTTTTCGAGGAAGATATTATCCTCCACCTGATGTAACGGCATTTCCAAATGTTAAAAAATACGATCAATTATATATAACAGGACCGATTAGTATTGATTCAACTTGTGCACATCATTTTCAACCAATTAATGGTAAATGTTATGTTGGTATATTTCCCGGGGATAAAGTAATTGGTCTATCTAAGTTTAATCGTGTAGTTGATTGGATTGCATCAAGACCACAGATACAAGAAGAAATGACTGAGCAGATAGCAGATATGATTGAAAAGGAAACAGAAGCACAAGGGGTGGCTGTTGTTATCAAGGCAGAACATTTTTGTATGACTGCTCGTGGTGTCAAAGAACATGAAAGTGAGATGTTAACATCTGTTTTGCGGGGTATATTAAGAGATGATGATTCTTTAAGGATGGAATTGTTTTCTTTGTTAAATAATATGAAAGGAATGAAATAATATATGAAAGATGCAATTTATATACCAGCTTATAGTGATGGTTTGATGACTTTCTTTGAAAATGATGATAAACATATTAGAGAAGTTTATCAGCCTGATTATGATAAAAAGAAATCGTTTAGAATTTATAACGAAGATTTTGATTCATATTATAGTCGTAAAGACTTTGAAGCAGCAAATTATATGTTGGTGTCTGCTGGTGTTCAATATAAACGTGATGATTTAAGAAATAAAATTAATGCAGATAAAGCAACAGTTTTTATTGATAGTGGTGGATATCAATTAGCCCAACAAACAGTAAATCATAAATTTTATACTGATAAAATTGCATTAGAATGGAGTGAAAAGAACGGTGATATATTTCCAATATTAGATAGACCAACATTCTCTCTTGGTATGATGAGAGATGGGAAACCTGTATCACCTTATAAAGATTATCAAGAATGTTTAGACTTATCTGTTAATTCTGCTAAGTATTATTACGAAAATAGAACTAACAGTAAAGTAGCTATTTTAAATGTTCTTCAGGGTCGCAAGATTAGTGAAATGCAAAATTGGTATAAGTACATTTCTAAATATAAATTTGAAGGTTGGGGATTAGGTGGAACAAGAGGTAATCTAGGTCGTATTGTTCCTGCTATGTTAGTTTTGATGGAAAAGGGTGAGTTTGCCAGAGAAGAATGTAAATGGTTTCATGTGTTTGGTGTAACCTCTAATGAAAGTATGGTATATTTTCAGTATCTTCAAATGTTGTTGAACAAATGTGGTATAGATGTTCAAATTACTTATGACTCAACAGCATGGAATAGAGGAACTGTATACGGTAATTATATGTTACGACCTAAGTATATTGTCGGGAGTGGTATGGAGGCTATGAGTTGGTCGAGTAGTTTTGATTATAAAAAAATGGCCAAAGATTTTAAACTTCCGTGTACTTGTCCTGTATGTTCTGATGTTAAAGACGTTAATGGTTTTTTTAATTATTATGAAATGAAAGAAAATAAAGAAACTAAAAAAATAGAAGAAACGATTGTATTTAAGAAATTTAATACTACAATGGGCTTTCATAATTTATATCTTCAATTAGAGTATCTTGAGAATGTTCAGCGTATATTGAGTTGTGGTATGCCAGAAGTGTACCAGGAGTTTTTTCCTAAAAAGATATCAGATAATCTTTATTTCTTGGATAGAGTATTTGAGAATCCTAAAAAAGATTGGATTGGAGAGTTAAATGTAAGGTTTTTAGATAAGCATATTAAAAATGAGATGAAATCTAACATTAAAAATAATGAAAGTGGTGTCGGTGTTCTTGCGGGGATATGACATAGATGTTATAAATATATGATGTAAGGGGGATTACAATGTCAGATACGTTCGGAGAAAAGCCAGAAAAGGATGACCAAGATAGATTGATTATTAAGTTAGAGAAGGATGATAGTGCCTTAATAGTACATTCTAACGGTGGAATAGAATTAATTAGTACAGAATTAAATCCAGATAATGATAGTGATTATCTTGGTGATATTGAAGATTTAAATAAAACCTTTTCTCTTGTTTTAGCATTAGCTGCTTCTCTTGAAAATGAAGATTTATATAATCGTATTTTTCATAATTTAAATCAAATCCTAATGAAAAAATGGGAAAGACTTGATGATAAAACAAAAGAAAATATAAAAGATATAAGGGATAAGAAAAAAGGTAAACGTAATCCTTTTTATGAAAATACTGGTGATCCAGAGAACTTTATTAGAATGCATAGAGCTCAGTTTCAAGATCAACAAATGCAACCGCCTCCAGAAAGACCTAAGAGAAAAAGACCTTCTTTGAATTATTTGAAAGATGTACCATGGAATCCTTATGATGAAACATTGAAAGCAAATAGGGTTGATGGTAGACATTCTCCTTTTAGGGGAGATTATAAATTAGACGATCCACCAACAGAGGAAGATTAATGAACCCATTTGAGTATGCGAATGATTTGATGGTAAAAGAAGGTTATGATGTAGACATTGAAGAACGAAAAGATTACAAAGAATTTCTTATTAATCGTTCAATATCTTATCAACCAGATTTAATTCATATCATTAATGAGATAAATAGATATCCGGATATTGATAAGAAATTACATTATGATTTTCTTCATAGTATTATACCTAAGAAAAAACGATCAAGGCAGTTTTGGGTGAAAGGGAAGAAATTAGAGAACATAGAGTTGGTTAAAGAATTTTTTAAGTATAGTAATTCTAAAGCTGAAACAGCATTATCAGTTCTTTGTGATGGTGATATAGAATATATTAAAAGCAAGATGAATAAGGGTGGTCTGTCCTAATATTATAAATATATATGATGATTTTATAACTTAATTGAAGTGAAAAGGAGAAGGACAATGACGGATATTATTAAATGGTCTATCGAAGATATGATTGAAGTGAGGTTGAAAGAAGATGATGATTTTCTCAAAGTCAAAGAAACACTCACACGAATTGGAATAGCGTCTCGCAGAGAAAAGAAGTTATATCAATCTTGCCATATATTACACAAACAAGGTAAATACTATATAGTTCATTTTAAAGAGTTATTTGCTCTTGATGGTAAACCGACTAATCTTTCTGAAAACGATATTGAACGAAGAAATACAGTAGTCAATCTTTTGAACGAATGGGATTTGGTTGAGATTATTGATCCTGATAAAGCACAACCAACAGTTTCAATTCGACAAATGAAAATTTTACCATTTAGTGAAAAATCAGAATGGGATTTACAAGCAAAATATAGTATAGGTAATGTTGGCATAAAATCAACCAGTTCAGTAGAAGCTAAAGGAGCCACAGAAATAGATGAAAAAATATTTGAATAAAATTTTTCTAGTACTGTTTGGTGTATTTGTACTTGTTGGATGTGAAGGTATGGGTTTATATGTTATTAGTACAGCGGGAACTGCATCTGGTACATATATTACAAAAAAATATTTGCTTGATAAAGATATAGGACAAATATTTCAATTGAAAGATGGCAGATGGATTACTAATAAAGGCATTATTTTAAAAAGTGATGACCCGAGGATATTACAATTAGAAAAGTGAAAGGAAACTCTTGTGAATGTAAAAATAGTGAAATTACTAAGTGGTGACGAATTAATTGGTGAATGGGATCAAGAAAATAGTTTAATTCTAAATCCGGTAGTAATGATTCCCGTGAATAGTGAAAAGATAGCTTTTCAGGCCTGGATGCCATATGTTGAGGATACAAAATTTCAACTAAAAGAAGAACAAATTGTAATTGTAGCAACTCCTAGTAAAACTATTGGTAATGAGTATAGTAGAGCATTTGGGAGTGGTATTTTAGTCCCCTAAGTTTTCCTTGTTTTTTTGAACTCTTTTTGTTATAATATATTATGAAATTTTATACTTATGTAGCCAAGATTGGCAATAGAATTTATACTCGCGAAATAGATGATAAGGGTGAGCGTTACTCTGGTTATACTAATTTCAAACCAACCTTATATCTTCCAGCTCCGGAAGACAAAGCAGATTACCGTAGTTTAAATCATAAACCATTAGGGTCACATACTTTCGGTTCTATTAAGGACTGTCAGGAGTTTATTGATTCGTATGATGGGACTGTTAATTATTCTATTCTTGGTAGTCGTAATTATGTTTCACAATATATAACGGAAACATATGCTAATCTCAAGTGGGATTCTAAAAAACTCAGAATTTATAATATTGATATTGAAACATCAATAGATAATGGATTCCCGGATATTCGTATAGCTAATTCTGCTATAACTTCAATTACTGTTTATAACAATTTAAATAATAGATATTATGTATTCGGTACTGGTGATTATATTGCTGAAAGTGGATCAGATAAAAAGATAAGTTATTTTAAATCTGATAATGAATATGAAATGATGAAATTGTTTTTAGGTTGGTGGAAAGATGATATTCCAGATATTATTACAGGATGGAATTGTAAGTTTTTTGATATTCCTTATATTATTAATAGATTGAGTAGTTTTAGTCTTGAACCTAAGTTGTTATCACCTATTAAGAATCTATACGAAAAAAATATAAAGATAGCAGGACACGAAAATCAAACATATCAAATTACTGGTGTTTCAATTTTAGATTACCTTGATTTATATAAAAAATATACATACAAGATTAGAGAATCATATCGTTTAGATTATATAGGTAAAGTTGAATTAGACCTAAGAAAAGATCAAGATGAAGTACCAGGTTATGAATTATATAAAACTGATTATCAGAGTTTTATTAATTATAATATAAGAGATGTTGAGATTGTTAAGAAACTTGATGATAAAATGAAGTTGATGGATTTGGTAATTACAATGGCTTATGATTCAGGTATTAATTTTGAAGATGTGTTTTCACCAGTTAAGACTTGGGAGAGTGTTATCTATAGATTTCTTAAAGATAAAAAAATAGCTACTCCTGTAAAGGCTGAAGAAAGTGAACCAAGAACTATTGAAGGTGGTTATGTTAAAGATCCTCATGTCGGAATGCATAATTGGGTTGTAAGTTTTGATCTTAATTCTCTATATCCACATTTGATTCAACAGTATAATATAAGTCCAGAAACCTTATATTCTGGAGTTGTTTGTGCAGATTCAGTAAATATTGGTGTTGAGGGATTATTGGAACAAAAACTTGATACTGATTATCTTAAACAAAAAGATTTGACACTTACTCCTAACGGTAAACATTTTACGACTAAATTTCAAGGGTTTCTTCCTCAGTTGATGAGTAAGATGTATAATGATAGAGTAGTTTATAAAAAGAAAATGTTGGAGGAACAAAAAAAATTAGAAAGTGGAAATACCAGTCAAGAAGTGGTTAATAATATATCTACTTTTAATAATATTCAAATGTCAAAGAAAATATTATTGAATAGTGCCTATGGTGCTTGTGCAAATAAATATTTTCTTTATTATTCACCAGATTTGGCTGAAGCTATTACAATGTCGGGTCAGTTATCAATTCGATGGATAGAAAGATATATAAATAAATATATCAATAAATTGCTAACAACGGAGGACCTTGAATATGTTATCGCGGTGGATACCGACAGCGTTTATATCAAATTTGATAAATTGGTTAATACTGTCTTACCGGAGGGAACGGAGATTAGAAAATCTGTCGCCTTCTTGGACAAGATTTGTGAAGATAAAATTAAACCATATATTGATCGCTGTTATAAGGATCTTAATACATATGTAAATGGTTATGAACAAAAAATGTTCATGGAACGAGAGGTAATTGCTAACAAAGGTATCTGGACTGCAAAGAAACGATACATACTTAATGTTTATGATAATGAAGGTGTAAAATATAAAGAGCCCAAGTTAAAAATTATGGGTATTGAAAGTGTCAGGAGTTCTACGCCTGAATGGTGTCGGGATAATTTACAATCATTAATTAAAACGATTATTACTACAGATGAAAAAACAGTAATAGATTGTATTGATGATTATCGTAGTGTGTTTAAAAAATTAAGTTTTACTAATATAGCTTTCCCAAGATCCGTTCGTGGTCTAGATAAGTATAAATCCTCAAAAGATATTTATGTTAAAGCAACACCTATTCATGTGAGAGGTGTTTTATTGTATAATCATTTATTAAAAGAG